GGGGGAAGATATGGTGTTGAAGATATTTGAAGAAGGTAGTCAGATAGAAGTCAAAACAGAACGTGGAATATGGAAGCATACTGGCAACATTGCTATAGAAATAGAATGCAATGGGAAACCTTCTTGTTTAAGTATAACTGATGCTAACTACTGGATTCATCTTCTGGCAGACAATGGACAGATAGTAGGTGGATTCATTATCCCAGTGAACTACTTAAGAGAAAGAATAAAACAGCTAAGATTAGATGGGGACGTGAAAGTAGTAATGGGAGGAGATAAAAATGCTTCGAGGCTTGTGCTACTGCCAATGAGTAAAATCTATTAATCCCACTCATTTGGTACGTGCTTCTTTATTTTAGAAGTTTTTGTTTTTACTTTAAACCAACCGCCTGGAGTATCAAACTTAACTAAGCCAGCAATATTAATACTTGGAGGAAGCGGTAAAGCATCAACCATATAGCCACTGTCCCACAAGTCATTGTATTCTTTTGAAAGCTTATCAACTTCCTTTTTCAACTGTCTTTTTCTATAATAGTATGTTTTCTCAGTGTCTAAGGCAATAGCTTTAGATTCGCTACTCAAATAGTTTAGAAATTCTTTTCTTTTACTAAAGTCTCTCTTACCTCTAGGGTCTGGAAACTCTAGGGGATTCATTCCTCTAATAAGTTGTTTCATCCTAGAACTAACCATAGCATTTGCCTGTCCAACGTACCAATTTTGTTTTCCCTGAAAGCTTCTATAACTATCATACAAATACATTCTTGTAGCCCAATAGTATCTAGCAGCTAGTTTCAAATCATTATTATAGAATGCTTCTCTTACGAGTTTATAATACTGAGCATTAGGATTATTCTTTGGGTCATACACATCGCTCATATGTTCCTTATCAAATAGACCAGTATATTTTAAGAATGCTTTCCTATAAGTTTTTACTTTCCTCATTTGTGTTTTGTATGGATTGGTAATATTTTCAGCAAGCTTCAATGAATGAGTGGCAACGGTAGCCATACCAACTAACTTAGTTCGAATTAATTCTGGCGCATTTACTCTGTCGTCACCAGTTAAAGCCAACGCACCATTATAAAATAAGGACATCATATTTAAAGAGTTCCTAATAATAGCTGGTTGCATTATGGAATCAGATTGTAATTTTTCTTGCCAACTATTAGTGTAAGGACTAAACACAAACGATAACAATCCAAGAGTTTCTGCCTTAGCTAAATTCATTAACAATACCTCTTCAAACTCTTCGTTCTTTTTCGGTGGAGCAGAACCTAATACGGCATCATAAAGTGACCATAACGTACCACCCAGCACATTACCTGCAAATATATATCTGGCAGCTGGTAAAAAATTACCATCCTTCATAGGTTTACCTATATATTTGAAAACATTATGAGTACCACTATATGCCATCCTATAAAATAGTGTAAGAGATTTAGCAGTTCTATTCTGCCACCATAACGGTAAGAATGGTTCAGCAGTAGCACCTTGAGTAATGATATGACTATAGTGTGAAACCTTATCTCTAATCTCTTGTATTCTAGTGTTTACTCTGTCAGCTCCAGTGGCTGGGGCTTGTTCTACAGTATAGTCACCCTTCTTGAATCCATGATTTTGTAGAAACATAACTTCTTCCTCGGTAAGATGAAACATCTCTTTAAGTTTTCTTCGTGCCTTTTCAGCAGATGTCCTTCCAAATGCGGTCCAAGCTTCACCACGAAGTCTTGAAACTAATTGTTCAGCTGTAAGCATACCTCCCCAAGCACTTATCTGCCTGTTCCATCTTTCGGAAGGTTTCATCCAGCTAACTTTACGCATCCACCATTCTCTTCTGCCAGTCAATTCTAATTCTTTAGTACCTTCCTGCTCAGCTCCAAGTCTTTGTAGATAGTCTTTAATATTATTTACTTCACTAGATGGACTCATCATTCTAGCTATTGACCTCATGTAGTTTCTAAAACCAAGGACACCAATGCCCATAGCAGTACCAATTATAGCATTCTTTATTCCAGATGTCGGGGAAGATAAACCGAATGTCGCAGTGTATTGACCAAGCTTATTTGATATTTCATTCCAAGTTTCCTTAGAATAATCAACAGGCTCAAGACCTATCCTACGTCTAACGGCAAGTTCAAGGTAAGCACCAGCCTCTCCACCTTTCTTAGATAGAACGCTTAGTTTCTCGCCAGCGACTGTATCGCCAGAAAACTTCACTCTTAGATTAGTATAAGTGGGGAAGATACTCGTAGTAGCAAGGTAGTTAGACATAGTTCCTATGTACTGACCAGATACCTTTTCAAAATCTGTTTCATATACTTTAAAATCATTACCCTTATCATCTTTCATTATGTTGTCAAACCGAGGTTTTCTTTCTAACAGGTATACATTAGTAACAGTATTTCTTGTCTTGTGCCTTTCATTGTCTACATCTTCTTCAGCCCTTCTACGTAACAACTCGTATGTAGCACCACCTTTATCATTCGCAGCTTTAAATATCTTTTCCTTTTCTCTCTCTAGTCGTAAGATTTCTCTTTCATATGGTTTTTTAGCAGCATTGGTTTTAAGCTTTTCTATCTTCTTCTGCATTCTCTCTATCTTAATATTTCTATCACTCATTATACCGTCAACAAGAGAATCAATTCTAATACCAACAAGCTTGTTAAAGTTCTTACCGATATTAAAATATGTCTTAGCTTCTTTTGTCAGCATTCTGGTGAAATAGTTTTCAACATATTTCTTTGAATTTGCTTTCATCCATTTCTCTAACTCCCTTGGATTAGTTATATTAGCCTTGGCATTAGCTAATAAACTTTTCCAGTAGAAGTCATACATAGCACGCATTTCTTTATGTGCTTTAAATTCGTTGCTATTCCTATCCTCTTTAGCGGTTCGTATAAATCTTTTTGCAGCTGGGTCTAAATCTCTACCAATTTGAAGTTCAGGGTCTAGTACATAAGACATATATTTATTAAGAGGCTTTCTACCAATTAATTTAATTGCATTACCAACCCTGTAAGCACCCTCTCCTCTCATTATATTTTCATATCTATGGTGTTCATATAATCTGTCGGCAATACCTTTAGCCCCAATCTTTTCTAAAACGTAACCAACAGGAAAAGCAAGCCTTCCAAACTTAGTAGTAACACTATTCCAAAACTTATCTTTAATAGCTAGATTACGTGCAAACTCTGCGTCTTGCATCTCTTCGTCAGGAGAACCCCAATCTCTCCTACCCACATCTTTTAAAAATTGTATATATCTTTTTATCTGACCCTCAGTTGCATCAGCTAATGACCCACTAGGTTCTCCCTTGTCTCCTAACACACCAAGCTTTTTAGCAAGCTGTTCACTTAGAACGTCAGTCCACCCTGTCATGTCTCTCCAAATATGCGCTTGGACATTTAATGACCTCCAACTTTCTTTTCTTCTAACTCCTTTTGGTGTCATATGAATGGTGTCCATGTACCTCATTGCCCTGTCAAATTCTGCTATTGTCATATGTTCTGGGGAAGGTATGTATTCCATATTAAGTTTATCAGACAATAGATTATAAAAAGTAAGCTTTTCTTCTTGAGAAATAGCCCCGAATTCTCTCAGCTTATCGTCAAATAAAGCCTTCTCTTCTTCGCTTATAATCTCGCTCTTACTAACTTTTTGAAACCTCATACCTTTTAATTTCATTCCCTCTGTGCTGAATCCTTTTTCAGCAATGTCACCAAATATTTTAGCAACATCTTTCGGACCATAGAAACCAAGCATAGTTTTTAAACGACTAAAGAACTGTTGAAACCATATTCTCATCCTTGATGAAACACCTGTTGCTTGTGACTTTTCTAAAGACCAATCCGCAGATTTTTGTGTCAGATATTCTTTCTCTGGACTAGTGCCTTTTTGATTTTTGTATAGCCTAACATATTCAGCCCAGCCGTCAGGGTCATTCTTCCTAGCCCACTCTCCTATAGTTTTTTCTCCACGTTCCCATAGAGATATAAGTCTTTTATCATTAGAGTCTCTTGCAAATAATTCAAGCCTGTGAACATTCTCATGGAAAAAAGTATCAAGCGTAGCCTTACCCTCTACAACTTCTATAACCCCATCTATAAACCTGCCAGCGTAATCTTTATTCTTTAATATATTTACATTTAAGCCACGATTTTTAGATAGCTGGTCAAGCACATGATTAGTTAATTCTTTAGAAGTAGCCACACGATGTTCAGATATACCTCTATGCTGATACTGACCAGTAACTGTACTTGGTTTATCGGGATTTACAAATAGCTTCTCGCCTCCTTCCCTCTTAGCAAATTCTGTTTGAGCATCTCTATGTAGTTTTTTCCAAGAAGCTTTAATACCATTCGCACCTTTCTCTAAGTATATATCCAGTAGCTTCATTACAAGTTTGTGCTTGGCAGCATTCCTAGCTGCGGTCTGTTCAGTACCATAAAATTCGCTCATAGGTCTTGCTACTTCTTCTATCGTTACTCCTTTATGGGCTAACATAAACTTATCAATAAATTCTGCAACCCACTCTCCATCTCGACCAACTGAGTCTTTTACACCTCTTCCAAGTTCAGTCCATGAGTGTCTTACTTTGTGAGGAGAAGAACCTTCTGGCAGTAATGAATCCTGAGCAAAGCCTCTCACATCTGAATCCATTAACTCGTAATCTCCCCACTTATCAGTCTTTTCTTTTCTACCTCCACGAGTAGTCAAGAAAGCATCAGTGGAATCTTTGTCATAATGAGCGATACGTTTTTCCCATACTTTTTTAACTGCTTGATATGGATTGTATCCAAAAGTAGTCTTCTCGTTATATATAACTACTTCAAATAATTCAGTTGGATTATCACGCACAGCATACTGTCCCTTATCTATAAGAAAAATACTTACACGCTTACCCTTCCATGGAGCGTCTTCTGAGCGATAAATCTTTTTACGTGTACCTTCTTCATATCCAATAAATCTACCTTTATCACCAAAGTCAATATCTTTCATTCTTATAGTTTCTTGCGCCCCACCTGTACCCTCTAACGCTGAAGTTTTACCATCCTCAGTCCTAGCAAGCGCAACTGTTCTTTTACCCCATGCCCATTGTATATGATGTATTACCTGCGCTACATTTTCATCAATAGTTTTTGTTCTCTTATCCGCCTTGCCTTCTTTAATAGCTTCCTTACTTCTCTTACCAGTAAAGAATTTTTTTATACCAGATTTTATTTTTTCTATAAGAACTTTACCTGTAGATTTTAATTCTTTTGGTGGAACGTCAGGTCTTGACACTCCCTTGGCAGGTTTTTTCCCTCCTTCTGTTGTCCACTCTAATGTAGCAATTTTTTGATTTAGCGAGCGACCAAATACTGCAAGATTACTATTTATGGCATCTATTATAGAATTTAAATGAGATTTTTTCTTTTTTGCGTATGGTACATCAGCAGGTTGATTTTCCCTTACTAATACATCTCTGCCATTTGCGCTTCTAACGCCTTTCATTCTTTCAACATATTTACCCTGCAAATAATCTGACATTATCTTTAGAGTAAGACCGTCTAATGTTTTGCCCCCATGAAACGTGTCCATGATATATGCTAAATCACGTAAAGATTTTCCTACACCAGCTTTATCTTGTTTAGAAGTAAGTTTCTTAGCAATGTCAACTTGTTCTAATACTGTAGCAGCTAATTCTGTATTTTTTATTCTAGTCTCATCAGACTTACCTTCCATTCCCTTCTTGGTTTGTAGAAGAACTTTCTTACTATCTAATGAGACATCAGGATTTTTCAGTGTATCCTTAATGTCTTGCATTGTTTTGGGACCGGCAGCGTTCTCAGAAACTCCTAATTTTTCTAGCTTTCTCTCATGTGCATCCATTTTTTTAGTTATAATGTCTAATTTTTTTAGTATTTGCGAATTATCAACATCTGATTGTGGTATCTCTTTATCGACTTTATCGTCTAGTTGTTTCTTTGTTACAAAGTCAGGGTCAATAGCATCTGCGTCATCATAACTAAGGAGTTCTTTCATCTGTTCGTCTTTTTGCTTAGTTGTAATCTTTCCTTCTTTATGCGCTCTGTGAATATCCTTAGCTTTATTTATTATATCATCCGCAAACTTTCCTTTGTCTATAAAATCTGGGTCATCTTTTAAAGCTCGGTCAATAGCATCTTGCGTTTTAGTACCACGCTGGTCGTATAGGGCTTGTCTCTCCTTCTTTAGTATTTCAATATTATTAGCAGTCTTGAAAAACTTTCTATAGTCACCAATGGTTTTCTTAATATTAGATAAAGCACTGTCAAGCCTACCCCTATGTCTACGACCAGAAGAATCGCCATCAATTTCTTCTCTAGCAGCATCAAGATTTTTAATATGTTGTTCTAATTCATCAAGGTCGCTTCTTGTTAGCTTGTCTCTGTTTTCCCAAGATTTAATTATATATTCTTCGGCAAGAGTAATCCTTACTTCTTGTTTATCATTATGTTCAATCTGTTCTTTAGTTAATTCATCTATATCCTTCATTCTATCTTTTTCATACGCATTGTCTTCTTTAAGACCTGCTTTCATCTTTTTAGCCCTGTCCATAATCTCTAAGGATTTCTTTCGGTAAAAAGCTTTTAGTTCTTGAGCAGGCTCACTAGCCCTAGTCTTTAATTCTCGCATACCCCTGTGCATAGATTTTATAGCACCGATAGTTACAACATTTTGTAGTAATTCTTCTCCAAACGAATGTTCTGGAATATCCATGCCAGCTGCTTTGGCACCAACGTCAAGCACCTTACCAGCAACGGTAAACCCTAATGCTTCAGCACCGAACCAACCAACATTAGCCTTCCAACCCTGATACATTTTATCCTTTAGGACAGCATGGTCTTTACCGTACCACTTATTATAATTACCTTTTTTGAATGCACCTGCAGCACCTGCAGCCCTTACACCAGCCAAACCACCAGCAACAAAGCCACCAATATAACCATGAGTAGCTGAATAAAGTACTTGTGTTGGGTCTATATCAAAAAACTCTTCCCACTCCCCAGTTTCTTTCCATCTTTGTAATATGTTAGGTGCTTCCTCTCCGTACTTTTTATAAAGAGATTGTACCATTTGCGCTTCAGCATCCATTATACCGCTGTAAACACCTAATGCCTTACCAGACATTGTTCCGTAAGATGAAATTAAATGAGTAAGCGTAGGCTTTGGAAGCAGTTCATCAAAGAACTTATCTTTCGACTTTGCTACCTTTCTATTCCACACTAGTCCTTTCTTCATCCATTGTGGACTGCCTACATATTGTTCAACTGCAGCAGAACCAAATCTAGCTGCATCGTCAGCAAGAGAATTAACAACCTCTTTACTAACACCGTTTATAGATTTTATAGCAGTCTTAGCACCATATATATCCATAGTACCAGCCATTGCTTTACGAATATGTTTATGCTTTAAAGTTTCTAAACCTAGAGTAACAGACTTCTTCTTTACATTCTCTTCTAATAATTTACCGAAATAATATTTAGACAATCTCTCTGAAGCTGCCTTCTTAGCACTGGCACTAGCAAGTTTTACAGCACCAGCAGACCCAGCGGTAAGAGGGTTGACAAACATATACCAATCATAAAGAAAAGAAGAAGCAGTGGCTATAGCGTTATCCAACACAGTTGGGTCATAGTCATCTTCGTCATCAAAAGTAAATGGTGCTTCACCTGTTGCAATATGGGCAGCTAGACCAGTTATAGATTGATTAGCACCTTCTTGCCAAGCACGTTTAATTCCTGGCGGTAATAGATGTACAAGTCCTGCGCCAGTAAAATATCCCTTTTTTAATAAACCACCAGTTGCGCCTTTTGTATCGTCAATGTCTTCAAGCGGTTCTCTCTCCCCAAGTCTTTCTGTCATAGACATAGGATTTTCTTCCCACTTAGGTATCTTGGAAGTTTGTTCTTCTTCTAATAACTGTCTATTATGGGTTATTCTCCATTCCTCTGGAGCCTCTTCCATATCATATTGGGGAAAGTTTTCTTGTAAATGTTGATAGACTTCCCAATCATCCATAGTCTTGTATATATTTTTATAAGACGGATGACTTCTTGCTTTTCGTATTAATGTTGGTAATCTGGTTTGGGGAACGTGTATCGTATCTCCGTAAGCCATTAAGCCTCCCTACTGGGGTTAGTTGTAATAATTTTTATTTTCCGCTACGTCTCTGCGTCACGTATTTAAAAATACTTTTTGCTCTTCTAAGTTGCATTCCTTTCAATTCTTTATCATTGGCATCATAAAAAGTTCCATCCTCCTCATACCAAGGAACCCCTACAGATAAACTACTGCCAGAATACTGTTGAAACTCATCTTCAATAAATCTAAACGGTTCTAATTTAGGATTATCAGTATCTGCCCAAGGGTCATCTACCTGCTCTCTTTTTCGTTTTTCTCTTTCTTTAATTATAATCTGGTCTTTAGCTAACTTTAATTTTCCAACCTTAGATTCAAATCCTTTCATAATTTTACTATCTTTTCCAAACTTTCTTTCTAATATTTCTCTAGCAACTTTTTCCTGAGTAGAAATAGGAGGAGAAGTAACTTGTGAATCAGAAGTGATACCTCTTTTAGCAATTTCCGTTGCGAGTCGTATAAAGTTTTCATCTTGTTTACCGTAATCAATTCCAATTTGAATAATGTCCTCAGTTTTCTTTGCTGACCTATCCATCATACTTTTTACGTGTCTACTATCAGATGGGTATTTTTCTCTGAAATCTTCATCGCCATATAAAGGTGTCGGAATATTAGAAACCTGTTGTTCTACCCACGCTTTCCTTCCTTTATCTCCTCTAGGCATTCCAACGACACTGCTTACATCAACTACTGGAGGAGGTTCTTCTATGGGCGGTCCGCCTACTTGTGTTGTTGGCGGTGGAGTAACTGGTACTTTAACTTTACGTCCAGTACCGCCTGGTTGATATGAAGTAATTGGCGTTTGTTTAATTACCACAGGTTCAGGAGGCTTGGTAGAACCTGAGCCAAAGAATCCACCCTTCTTCAAGAAGCCTTCTTTCTGTGCTACTATCCTTGCAAGTACACGTGTATCAATATTTTTTATTTTAAAATCTTTATTTACTTCATAGCCTTCTTTTGCTAATTCATCTATCATAAATTCTACATATGAATCTTGGTCAGTCGCTGAATAACCTCCTCTTTTAGCATCACCTCTTATAAATGTATCTATTGTATCGCCACGCTCTTGGTCCTTTTTTATTTGATTCTCTAAGCCTGTCCAACCTTGTTCAACCCTATCAAATACAGCGAATCCACCTTCACCCTCCACAGCTCCAGGCTGTCCAGCGAACTTTAAATTTCCTGGGTTATTATTTTGAGAAGCAACAGTGTCTGCGTTAACATCTGCCATGCCAAAAGCCTTATCGCTGATTTCACCTAAGTCTGCAGTTGTTATATTTAATCCACCCTCCCTAAAGGGGTCATCTGAAGGTGCTGGTACTGGTTCCTCGCCTAACATAGAATAGTCCCAGCCATACTTAGTTACTTTTTCTCTTACATCATCTCTTAATTTCTTCATAACTTTTCTTTCTTCAGATAGTCTGTCCCACTCATCTGAATCAGATTTATGCCATTTATCTCTTACGGCTTGTTCAAACTCAGGATACTCGCCCTCTGTTTGAGCAAAATGAATATCGTATTTTAGTCTTAGTTCAGTCATATTACCTTCTATAGCATTTAACTGACTTTGATAACCTGTCATTTTACTATTCCAATCAGACATTCTTTGCCCCAAAGTCATACCAACATCAAGATGCGTTAGTTCTTCAGCTTTTAATTCACCATCATAACCAACCTGCATACGAAAAGATTCAAGTTGTTTTATCCTTTCATCTATAGATGTGGCAGTTGTATTATCAATACGATTCATGTCATGCAGTTCTCTTCTCTTAGACTTATAATGATTTATTGCTTCATCTAGCTTCATTTCCGTTCTACTAGGGTCTTGACTACTTCTAGTCCAATCAGGGTTATTACCTAAATCAAGAAACATATGGTCTTTATATAGTCCATTATGATATGACCCTACATCATTCATTATCTCATCATATAAAGCTAATTCCTCAGTTTCTTTTTTAATATATTCATAGTTACCAACGAATTGATTATATAAAAGAGAGTCCTTATCGGCTGTCCATGCAGTTCCTATAGATTCCATCATCTGTCTTGCTTTATCAGCAGTATCCTTATCGTATGGATTTTTTTCATACAAATCAACAGCTGCGTTCATACTTTCAGATATATAACTGTCAGCAGTTACTTTTCTTAGTTGTTTCTTATACGCTCGGTCCTCTACACCCGACATCCATTGGTTGTATACTTTTAATGCTTGAAATGTTTGAGTAACAAAATCATCGCTTGTTCCGCCAATCAATTCCTGTACAGTCTTAGGTTTATACGCCATATATTATCCGCCTTCTTCTAGTTGTTTTAACTGGAATGATTGCAGTTTATTAGCCCTAATAATTTCATCAAGACGTTGCTGTCCCTCCATTGCGCTTGTCTGCATTTGACCTATATAATCCATTACCTTACCACCATAGTCACCCATTATAGCTTCATACATACTCGTTTCTCCGCCAGAGCCTTCAAAGTTTCTTGCCTGTCCGCCCTTAGTATAACCAGTCTTATCAAGTGCGCCTAGCAATCCCTTTTCAGAACCTTCTCTTTGTATTTCAAAAAATGGTCTATAAGTAGAAGCCTCTGTTGCTTCTTTCATACCTTTTGTTATCTTAGTAAATAAATCTTCTTCACCATATGTTCTAAAGTCTCCTCCAAAGTTCGCAGAAGAAAGTGCTTTTTCATTCTTTTGTTTTTCTCTAGATTCTTCATAAATATCTTCTCGCCTATATGAACCTGCGTCTACTGGCGCATAAGGGTCAGTGTGTCCTTCGTAATGAGCCATAATTAACTTAACACCTCCCCAGTAATGTCTTGCATTTTAATATCATCAATACCAACGACTGATGGGTCTATAGGTGCTTTTGAAGTAATCCCATCAATAACTCCATACTTTTGATTATACAAATCCATCATAGTACTATTTGGACCAAACGCTTTTTCCGCACCTCTACGAGCAACTGCTTTGCCAGTGGTACTTAAATTTTGAAGAAACTGTTTTCCGAATTCTTTATTCATCTCCGAACCAGCAATATTAACATATCCTTTCCCTGCCTCAGCACCCACTTTTCCTGCCTCAGCGCCTACTGAAGCTCCTTGCGCAGTACTAGCACCTATACCACCCATAACAGCAGACGATATAGCACTTGAATAAGTTTGTGTTTCCATAGCATCTATTAAATCTTTTTGTCCACCCTTCATCCAATTAAAATCGTCTAACTCTCCCCTTGCTTTTAATTCACCAATTTTACCGCCTATTAATGTTCCTCCACCAGCCATTGCTGCCATAGCTAATGGTCCAAGCCCAAGACCGAAACCTAAAATTCCAGCACCTACACCTAAAGCAGATTTCCAATTACCATACTTCTTTGAAGCGTCTTGTTGTTTCTTATCATAATCAACAGCTGTATCAAATGCAAATTCTTGAATTTCAGCTGATTTTGTTTCAGCTTCAGATGCACCTGCGAGGAGTGATTTCTTTGCTTCTATGCCTACATTTGCTGCAGTTTGATATTTATTATAATTCATAACTGTCTCCTGTCAATGGTTTTATGCACATTAATATAAAAATGTTATACATATTATTCAATCAATATTCTCACTGTACTTGTTAAATCTCCACTCACCAGCATACTTCTTACAATGATATAAACCTTTGTCTGTAATAGATACCCATTTTTCATCTCCATCATTACCTTCAGATGAAGAAGGCTTAACATATTCTATAGCTTTATTAGAAGCTGTTCTATATAACTGGTCTTGTAAATATTTATCAATGTTCATTATTTCACCGACTTTGGTCTGAATACTAATGAGATGTCATTTATCTTAAAATTTTGGTATACAGTATCCCCAGATATAACTAGCTTAACAGAGTATGCATTTCTACTAGCAGTTTTATCATCGCTAACGTCTTTATCTATTACATACTCAGCCGTTCTCCAATCATCTGGAGAAGCATCTGCAAAAGTAGTACCGCCAACTAATGTTACAGTACTTTTACCGTCAGCACCAGTTATAACAGCATCAACAGTAGGCACAGCCCCTAATGTAGAATGAAAGCCTTTATATGTTACATAAGCTTTATAAAACTTCTTTCTAACGTGAGGTGCGCCAGCATGAATATCTTTTGTGGTGAGGTTAAATGCCCTAGTTGCCTTACCAGAAATATCCTCAGTACCTTTAAACTCATATATCAAATCAGTACCAACAAAAAATAATGTGTGTATCTCTTGATTCTCATCAACATAATTTACCACATTAGATATAGCATCATAGGTCCCTTGTCCAATAAGATTAACACCCTGATTCCAACTTTGAGTTAACATATTAAATATATACATATCAACAACACTCGTTTCCCCAGTTGTAGACCAAACATTAGAAGAATTATTTATTACTAATAACTTTTTCTCTTTCGGGTAATATCCTGTAACAGCATCTTTTGTTATCCAATCTGACCATTCTTGCAAATCAATCTTTCCATCAATTAAGTTGACAGGTCTACCTTCGCCAGTATATATATAAGCACCTCTTTCATTTACCCAAAAAATACCAAATTCAGTTTTTGTAACAGCGCTAGGATGTAGCACTCCCATGTTTTCATATGTACCATCAAGATACTCTTCACCGCCAGCTACTGCAATAGTATATAATGTGTTTTGTTTAAATTGTAATAACCTACTACCTAAAGATTCTAATTTAATAACCTCTTCACCATCGCTAACCGCAACATCAATATATTCGCCATCTGGTAATACATCAAATTTATTAGGTAATGACTTTATAATTCTATCTGGAAATTTTTTCTCTATTTCGTGAGAGTCGAAAGTTTTTTGTTTTACATTCCCCACATAAAGTCTTCTGTTAACTATAGCAGCAGTCTTATATCTGGGGCTAACACTAACAGTAGCAGGTCTTATACCACTCATAGTTGCATGGGTAAATACAGAAGGAGGAACTTCATGGTACGTTCCAATAGAAGCTAAGTAATTAGAAGAACTTGGACTACCGCTTTTATCTCCCAATAAAACAGCACATTCAGTAAGGTTTGAATCAGATGTCTGTGGATTTACATGAGAAGCAATTTCATTATCGGAACCAGCAGTATCAGATATTACAGGATAATCTCCTATAAAATATTTTACATCAGGGTCTCCATCTTGATAAGTAAAGTAAAGTCTTATTTTAATTACATTCTTATCCCAAGCAGAATCTTCCCAAGATAAGAATGTTAAAGTTACAGTGCCATCGTCTGTAGCTGCGGTATCTAATTCAAAGTGAGTGCTATCAGTAAGAGAAGCAACTCTTGTACCAACTGGTATATGGGTACCAGTTACTTGTTGACCTACTGCAATACTAGCATTTGCGCTATGAGTAACTTCTGTATCGCCATCTCCAAGAACGCATGAAGCTTGGGTAGTAACTGTTGTGCCAGATTTTTTAGGTCTAACTACTGGAATAAAAGTAACATCATTTGAAGAGTTAGGAACGCCTCCTGCTAAAGCTGATGCAATTAGAGAAATATTTCTTACAAACTTAATAGGCAATGATTCTTGGTCGTTTCTATAAACATATGAATACCACCAATCATAGAACCCAGCCTCTGAAGCACTTTTACCCCAACCAACTGTTGGCTCTGGCGAACCTTGGTCTGCGGTGTTAGCCTGTATAATTAATGCTACATTACTTGTTCCAGCTGAAGATAGCGAGCCAAGACCTAAATCACTGCTCATAGCAGTTTCAGAAGCCCATTCCGATGTACTACCAAAATCAAATGGGTCTACTTTTTTTGATAGAACCACTTTTCCTTGCTCGACAGGTGAATCTACAGCTTGAGTAGACGTTATCCATGAATTACTAGTAATTGCTTCAGTAGCAAAAGAAGCACCTTTAAAGTAAGTTATACCAGATTCCAGCATCCACCATTTTTTAGGACTAAAGCTATGGTCATTAGCTGTGAGAGAAGTATCAAATATTCTTAATGCATTATCTCCCCATATAAAACCAGCAGAAGCTTCTGCGTGAGCAGTACCTATCGAAATGACATTTTCAGTAAAATTCTTACTATTATAATTTGGCTTAGTATACATAGAGATTTTAAAATCAGTAGCATGAGGTTTAGCAATAGCCATATAATATCCATTTACTAAAGTTCCGCTAGGGTCAAAATCGGTCTGGAATGGAAACAATCCATATCCTGGTTTCGTATCTTCTTCCCACGCACCAGTAGTAGTAATCGTTATGCTTGCACTAGCACCTTCATTAACCACGTTTTCTTCTACTATCATGCTGAGAGAATTTCCAGCAACAGATTTTATATCAAACACATCGTTATTATTTGCTTGATTTGCTCCACTTACTGCTATACTATTACCTGCTCTAAAATTAGAAAAATCAACTCCATTACCCACTATAGTAATAAGATTATCCTCACCAGTAACTGTAAAAGCTATTCCAGTAGAAGTAATGCTGAAAGTTCTTTCGGCAAATTCTACCCAATTACCTTGACAACGTATCTCCCCAGGAACTGATGAATCTACATTATACCCAACAGTATACTGCTTATCATCAACGTCACGTTCATTGGAAAAAGTATTAACTCCACCAGACTGGTCTCCAATAGGGTGTATAGTCTTAGCTGGCATTACTTCCCTTTAAATACGCC